TTCTCAAAATCGGTGGAGCTGCATGACAAAGTCATCGGGCATTATCTGAACATAAAACACTATCAATAAGTTGGAGTCATTACCTGATCTGTGGACCACATACCAGCGTATTCAGGAGAACCTGATTAAGGGCGGGCTCAGTGGACGGAGTGCGAAAGGCGGACGAACGCATACCCGTGCCGTGCGCGGTATCGACGGTGATGTGAAGCTTAACCGGGCTCTATGGGTGATGGCGGAAGCGATGCTCTCCGGATTTGAGGCAAACGGATGTTAACTCCGGCTTTATGCGGACACCTCCTGTCCGTTCGCTGATTGATTTCCAGGCAGTTTTTCCTCAAAAAGACTATGAAGCCGCATTCTGATTGCATTCATCCTGCAGAAAAAATACCGCTTCCGCTGTCCGTATCCTGTCCGGCCCTCTCGTTACACTAATCACTTAATTTTCAGTCCATTAACAGGATGGGGAACGCCTCTCATGTCTCAGTCTGAGCGCCGCCATGAGCGCCTTGCGGTCCGCCTGTCGCTGATTATCAGCCGTCTTGTGGCGGGTGAAACGCTGGCCATACAGACACTGGCCGCCGAATTTGGCGTGTCAGTGCGCACATTGCGTCGGGATTTTCGCGAGCGTCTGGCCTATCTCGACCTGGAGTTCCGTAACGGGCAATGTCGTCTGCTATCCGGCAGCCGTCAGAGGGAGCTGACGGTGCAGACCTTCGTCCGTCAGTCCGGTGTGGAGGCGCTTTTTCCGGAGATAGACAACCAGCTGGTCAACTCACTATTGAGTGCCAACGAATCTCCCTGCCTTATCTGGCACAGCACCAACGCCAGAACACAGGCACGGAGTGAAGTTTTTACGCGACTGATTCGCGCCATCACTGAACACCGTCGGGTTACGTTACTGGCAGAAGGTCATCGTTGCACAGGTCTGGCCCCCTATCGACTGGTGTGCAGCGATGGCTGCTGGTACCTGACCGGTGAACATGAAGGACATATATCGGTTTTCACGCTGGGTGATATTCATACGGTCACATTCAATCCTGCGCTTTTTGTCCCAGAGACACAGCTACGTAATCTGTTGTCACACCCCGATTTTCTTCGGGTTTTACCTCACTTTCAGACTTTCCATTCACTTCTCGTTGTCGGTGACAACGGTTTAGCATGCAACAAAACCAGCTAACTCGAAAAAAATGGCAGAGCATCACTGTAGATAAACGTTGGCGAAAATTACTTACACATGCAGTTACACGCAAAAAATCATGATGTAAACAAAGAGGGAGCCTTTACATAACTTATTGATTTAGATGGTGATAATAGGAACAAATATCAACAGTCAACTCATTGTTTTTTATAAAATTTATTAAATCTAAAAAAATACCTATACACATAACTATACACATCGCCGTATGCGTTCAAAATTCAAACACAACCCCTCCCCCACAAATACTTTTTCTTAAGAAAACAGTACACACTGTTCACCAATCAACTTAGCTAAATTTAATCAACAAGATACGCATTAACCCTTGGGTGATGAGTGAACGGTAAACTCTACATTTTTGAATATAAAAAACCCGGCCTAAGCCGGGTCATTAGCAATTATTTGATTGTTGGCTCATCACACTTTGGTAGCCAGTCTGCATTACTCTCTTCTTTTAAAGTGAGGTTAGTCTGCATTCCCTGATTAGTTCGCCGCTTCTCATAATGTAGCCCGTACTCCTTCAGCATAACTGGTAGCCCTTTACCAAACATTGTCAGGCTGAGGGTATTTTTATAGCCATTAGCCTCCATGTATACGAGATAGGCATGGTAAAGGTATGTACGTGGCTGACGCGGGACAATATTGGCGTTCCCCATAAACATGCCGTTGGTGTCGGGTAATGCCTCAAGATAGCCACAAAAATCAAATGCTGGATCAGCATCACGCTTGATGGTGAGAGCCTCATCAGAATTCTGCTGCGACTGAAGCAATGTTCTGGCGCTCATCGGATCGCTGAAACGCTGCATGAGCTGGCGAACAATCACAGCAAGTTCTTGAGCAATTTTATCTTTTAGCTGCGGATCGCGTTCTTCCGGTGCTATCTGCTCAGGAAAATGCAGAATAACTCTCCGGCGGGACACACCACCACTGCGATCAGTGAAGCGCATAGGATTATTATTTACGGCCAGGATAACCGCCGGAATATGTGTTGAATAAGCATTCTGATATTTGGGGTCTACAGATACTGCATCGCCACCGGTTATAGCCTTAAGCCCGGCGCCATCGCCACTCCACTTCTCCTGATCAGGCAGGCGAATAAGAGAAAAACCGATCAGAGCCGCACGTTCTCGAGGGGACTCCAGAGTTTCAATTGTCGCTGAGGTGGCGTTATCCTCTCCTGCAAGCATCGTTGCAATTTCAGCAAGGATACTTTTGCCACTTCCGCCAGGGCCAGTCACTTCCAGAAAGAGCTGCCAGTCATAGCGGTTCGCCAGCACCATAAACAGCGCTGCGAGAATAATGTCGCGTTTTGCTGGCTTGCGCCCGGCTGCCCTGTCCAGCCAGCGCCAGAATGCCGGGGCATGAGTTTCAAGCGTTTCCCCATTTACCGGTGGCGTGAAATCAACTTCACACAGGGTTCGCAGCCAGTTCTCTTTACAGTGCGGACTAAACAGCCCTGTTCGCGTATCGAGGACGCCATTACGAAAACCGATCAGATGACGTGCCGGATTTTGCTGCTGCGGAACAATTAACTTTAATGTTTCCACCAGTGAGGCAATTTTTCCTGAGGAAAACGGTGCACCGAGGCGTTGGAAAAGGGCTGCGACATCTCGGGCAAAATCAGACTGAGAAATCACTTTCCACGCTCCAGACTCATAGCGGGATAAAAGCTGACCGTTCGGATCAACCGCCAGCGCATCCCTGTAATGCTCCCGAACCCTCTGAGCTTTTTCGCTGACACTCATCGTTGTGAATTCTGCTTCACTCATCGTGTCGAAAGGACTGGCGTTAGGTGGCCTCAAAGCCTCAAGAATTGCCTTCCGGGTGGATTCCTCTCCGTAATGGGCAAGCGCATCATTCCAGTCACCAAAAACCGGTGGCAGCACAATGTCACACTGACACGCTTTTGCAGCAGCTTCAGCCCTGTTCTGGCCTGAACAATTCAGATCTCGGTCCGCTGCAATAATTAGCTGATACCCCGGATACTTGTTATGGGCAACGCTGGCCAGAGAAAGAAAGTTGACCGCCGAAAATGCCACCATGACGGCTTCTCCTGTCAGATGATGAATGGTAAGCGCCGTGGCGTAGCCTTCCGTAATCCACATCCTTCTTACTGAACTCCCGCCCCCTTCTATCAGATGATAGGCCTCCTTAACCTGACCTCCTTTAAGAAAACACTTGCTACCATTGCCACTGATAAGCTGAATATTCACCAGCTCCCCGTCAGCATTATAGAGCGGGACGATCAAATCACCGGGGCGGAACATCACCCCACCGGTTTTATGAGCTGAAGTCAGCTCATGGCAAATATGTTTCGGGAAACCTTTATGTGTAAGATAAGTATTTCCGGCAGATTCACGCGAGGCTTGCAGCAGTCGCGCGGCAAGTGCTGCCGCTGCATCTTTTCCGCTATCGGTATCGGCGGTTAACGTCCTGACTTCGGAATTAGCTATAGACAGACCATGTGTCAGTCCATGTATCCTGTCAGCTGCTTCACTGATATCCACATTCAGTGCCCTGGTGACAAGCGCTAAACCATCCCCGGCTCCGCACTGATTGCAGAACCATGTTCCGCGTCCTTCCTGATCGTCGAAGCGAAAACGATCTTTACCGCCACAGACCGGACAAGGCTGATGGCGATTTTTCAATATATTCACGCCCAGCGCTGGCAGAATCTGAGCCCAGTGACCGCGGGCAGCCTTCACGGCCTGACTGACTTTCATTCCTGACATGATGCAGTTCTCCCTCAGTGTAAAACCGGCTTTTTGATGTGACGGACGCATAACTCATCCATTACGGCTATTCCGAGCTGGGAGAGTGCGGGACAGGACATTAGAGGGCCGGATTCCATCAGGTCTGAAAGCAGGGCGCAGGAGATTTCCATGCCTTTTGTTTGCCCGTGCTGTCGCAGATAAAATCCTTCAAGCTCACGGGCAATAGCAGTTTCAATTTCATCCAGAGTGAGCTGCAGGTGGCGGTTTTGCTGATGGCAGGCACTCAGCCATGCGCAGGCTACCGCGCGGCGATACAACGCTACCCGAAGTGAAAGGGAAAGAGTGCGTGATTTCATTGCACCACCTCCATGTTCATCAGGTCATCCTGGCAACGCTGTACCACGCCATCAAGCTGCTCTGTCATCAGATAAATCAGGGAAACCAGTTGCTCACATTGAACACCGGCAGGTTTTTCGTAGCAATCCTGAAGAACAGCCATTCCGGTGACAAACTCTCCCACGTTACGAAGATGCTTCAGGCGGACAATATCGTCATAAGAGATTGCGGCGTGATTCATTAGATCACCTCCCGGACAGGCAGGCGAGCAGCAAGGCAAAGCACATACTCATGGACCAGTGAAAGACGTGCATGATGCTCATTGCTGGCGACGATACGCAGCATACTGATACGAGGTTTACGTTCTGCACGACGAACGGCGGCAAAAACAAATATAAATTGAGGATGTGATGGGGCGAGGATCGTAGCCATAAGGGCAACCTCCAATAAGTAGCGGTAAATGCCACCACCGGAGTTCCTACGCTCATGGGTGGTGGCCCGAACGGGGGTAGGAATACCGGCCTTATTGGAAACCGGCCAGCCCGAAGGCTGCCCCGCCCGGACCACCATTATCTGAAAGGGGCTAAGGTATAAGCACCGCAGCCCGAAAAATGGGTGTGCCTGAGCAACGACGTAAAAAAAGACGCTCGGCGCGTCTAGTGTCGCCAATAAGTAACTCGGGTTCCTACGCCCGGCAGCCGATTTTGCGGCAGCGGGAAAACTATACCTGGAAAAGATATCAGGACGCAAGCCAGAAAAAAGGAGATCAGACTGCAAAGCTAGTTTCACGCATGGCCTCCTTGCTCGCGGGCAGCAATTCGCGCCGCCATCCATGCACTGACCTCCGACTGTACCCAGGCAACATTTTTCCCACCCAGGGAGATCTGCTGCGGGAAGGCATCGCGGCTGATAAGGTCGTAGATGGTTGAACGGGAAAGCCCGCAAAGGTGCATCACTTCAGGTAATCGTATGAAGCGCTCATGCTGAGCCGGAACCGGAACCGGGAGCACCGGAGCAGCTGGTGCCGGGGTGGAAACGGAAATACTATTCATCTGGCTACCTCTCTAATATGTTTACAACAGTCCTGGCAATTCCATCCGGATTCAGGTAGCGCCTTATTATGTTTATATAAGCGGCTCGCGCATGCTTTATTTATTTGGAGTGAAATGTTGATTTCGCAAAAAATAAAACAGCTAAAAACCGTATGAAACGGACAAAAACAAACCATTCCTTTATGGAATATAATAAGGAGCATCAAGAATAAAAAAGTCTATTACACCAAGCAGGATCACAGCTCAAGTCTGAACCAGACCATATCATTCCGGGCGTTACATCATAAGTAAGAAGACAACACCTGATTAATAAAAGAGCCAAAAACGGCCAAAAATAAACAGCTCATCATATGTATCAATCAAGTCAATGACTAAAGAAATTAAATTATCCTCTTCCTTCCGCATGTATCCGGATGTGTTTAATGAGCATCAGACAAATTCATTTTTATGAATATTTTCCTGAAATGCAACAGAGTGCAGGGAGGTTGAATGTTCAATTATTAAACAGACATAAGACATCTTTTATTCTTTACATAGAATAGTGTTGAATACGGGTGAATATTGGTGAGGAGAAAAGATCCAGTAATAAACTGAAATAAATATCGCGACTTATATGAAAAAGAAATATAAGTTTAATTTTATCTCTGTGAACAGTCATGAACAGTAGATGACCACTTTGATTAAAACACTACACCACTTAACCACATGTATTTACTATATTTTTATTGAAGTGAACAGTAGTGAATAGTATGTATTAAAGGAAGCATGTAGATCAGACATGACACCTTTCTCTGGCTAGCCAGAACAAGGTCATTGTTTAGTCACTGACACAATCCTCCTCGGTAGTGCGCTTGTATGGACCCCGGCACAATTGACACAACAACAAAACACTACCGGAGCAGCCATGACAACTGTTAACCAGATCTCTGATGCAAACATTACCCCCACCCTCCCGCCGAAAATTCGCGAAGCGGTGGAAAACGTTAAGGCAGCAAAAGCTGTCTGGCAGGAAGAACGGCGAAAACAAACCGAAGCCGCTGCAATGACTGAAACTATCCGTAAACGTCAGGAAGATACAAAAACGGAGACGCAGGCGCTTAATGATGAATGGCGAAACCTGTTTCGTGAGAATCAGGGGAATATGACGCCACGAATGAAAAAACTGCGGGCAGAAATCGCCCTGGGACGCGAAACGCTGGATGAGTTCGAAGATTTGATTGCAGCTCACACCGCAGAAAATGAATTCCTGCCCTGGAAAACTGCGGATGCTGCAAACCGCTACATCAGCGAACATAACCGGCTGATTGAAACTCATGCAGTGTGGCTCTGGAATGAGTTTATGAAGGAACACGGCCAGAAACTTATTCAGATCCTTGGATTGCTGAAAATGACTCTGGGGCAAAGCGCTTCTTCCGTTATCGGCGTAGTTCATACCGTAAACGACCCCGAAAGTGTGCTGAAGCAATTTATCAGCGAGCAACTCACCACTCCGGCACTGTCCTGTAACGTATCTTCAACAAATGATATTGCCCTGCCGGGGATCAGCATTTATGCGGACGATAAAGCCATCCGGGATGCCAGACAATCACCCAGCCCTGCAGCACGTTCCCGGATGCTTAAACAGCGTGACATGGTTAAAGGGGACGAGAAGGGATGAATACTGGAAACATTACTCAGGAAGCTCTCAACGACTACCGCGCGGCGATAAAAAGCTGGCTGACACTACGTAATGTGCAAAGTACCAGCCAGCTTCGTCTGGCGGCTCTGCTGGATACTGAAGAAAAACCGGCAGCATATGCCAGCCAGCTTGAGAATCTTCGTGAGCGTCTTACACTCCTCGAATGGCAGATTAACTGCGCCGCCCGGGACGGTCTTTATGCTCACCAGATTGTGCTGGAAAGCTGTGTTACAAGCGCAACTGAAAACTTCATGAGCGAGCATGGTGATGCACTCACTGACGCTCTGGCTCCTTTTCTTTGCGCACCATATGGGCTTGAGGCGGCAATGAAAATATTACGCGCCGCTGTAGTCCGACAAACCGAGATCCGTACTCCTGTAATTTCAGCAGCATATAACAGCGTTATCGACGAAACCGGATTAACGGTGGATGCATCAATGCGAGCTGATGCTTCAGCCATTTTCACCCCGGCAAAACATAAAGTTTTTCTGGCCCGCCTCAACAGGCTTAATGAAAAAGGAGGGTATTGATATGGCCCTGAAGTGTCCTGAATGTGGCACGGTCGCACACGCCAGAACCAGCGCCTATGAAGCTCCATCGGTTAAACGCTCATGGTATCAGTGCCAGAATCTTGAATGCTCCTGCACATTTACTGCCCTAGAAAGTGTGGACACGATAATTATGAAGCCCCATAAACCAGTGGCGCCTGAGCCTGAATCACAGAGCGATTCTCTTGTACGTCAGCCGCATACACTGGGCCGCTACGGTTCAGCCTGTACCCTTAAAGACCGTCATGCACAATAAATTGGGGAGGAACAAAAATATGACAGAACAACAATTGACGGAAAACCAGATTCAGGCCGCAACCGGACACGTAGTAACACTCCTCGCGAGGGCAAAAAAACCGCTTCAGGATGCGGATTGGCTCATGCGGTTGCCTGCAAATGATATAGCCCGCGAGACGGAAAAACTGACAAAAAGCCTTTCCTCCGACTGGCAGTCCCGAATTATCGACCTTTACCAAAAAATGCAGGCCTGGGTGGGGACCAGGCAGGCCGAAGAAGCAGCCATTGAGAACCTCAGGGCTCTGCGCCAGCAACAGACCGAAACTGAGCAGGCCAGCAAAGACAATAGGGCGCAGTTCAGGGAATTGCTTAACCAGAGCGGCGGCATCGTAACACCGGAGATGAAAGCTCTTCGAGCTGAGTATCTGGAACAACAGGAAACAGCCACAGAACTGGCCGGGCTGATTACTGAAAAAGAAGAGCTGCTGCCGGTAATGGCTGACGCGACCGCACGTAAGGCAAACGCCTATGTGAACTGCCATCATGGCATCACTGAGGAGCGTATCGATGAGCTTTTACGAGACTTTTTTATTTTCCACGGTGCCGAGTTGAGCAGCCTGCTCAGGATGAAGTACAGTCAATTTGAGCGGAATAGCTCAGCGCATATACCGGGCATTATTGAAGGGACAAATGATGCAGATACGTTGTATCGTGAATTTATCCTGGATCTAATGCTGAAGTGGACGAATGAAATATTGCCGTTGAGATTCCGGGACGACGTGATGAGTCTGACCGGTTCAGCACCAATATCAGGATCACATGACGACAGAAAAAAAAGAAAGCTGTTCTGACCTGAACAGAAAAGATCACTTAAGCCCGGCCAGTGCCGGGTTTTTTGATGTCTGTAGCCTGAGTGCATGTCTATACTGCATGAAATCGCATGACTTTATGCACTTGCATTTTTACTTCTCAGGCCAGATAAGGCGCGGTTAAGAGCCTATCATGCAACTGCATGAAAACCACTCCATAAAGCGGGCAGGCGTGGCGGGGCTACGAGCGCGCACTGTCGGGTTAAATGGTGCCGAACGTACAAACCTCAAGAAGCAGGCTGAGTCAAGATAGGGGGAAATCACGCCTCTTTGGTGCGCTGTTGAAACGCAAGGAATAAGGATGAAGAAGTAGCAGGTCAGAACAGCGCGGTAGAAAGTATTTCAGGCTTGATGCTGCTTAGTGGGTGAATAATTTTGAAAAATTTACCGCCTAAGAGTGTAATTTACCTCTATCAACGCTTTGAACTTGCCGTGCGTAGCCTGTCAAAAAAAGCACATAAATCCCGCCATTTTTCCGAGTAAAAACATGCGTTCTCCCGTTCCAGTGCTCCCGATGAGCGCTAGAGCGTTGCACCTGCTTTAAAAGCGCCACATTAAGTGGGCAGGCGTGACGAAGACAGCATTGCGCGCCAACTACAATGAGAGAGAGAATAAAAGCGAACAATCACATTACCAATATTCTCTCAATTCAAAATTTTGTTTAATTTAAAAATCCAAACCTATAGTCCCATTAGTTAATTCATTGTTATCACCTAAACTCCGTAGCAACTCAAGTAACTTGGCATTAACAACTTCATATTGGTTACTGTCATGCAGGGGTAATAACATACTTTTGTCATATCTGTTCAGACGTAGTATTTTTTTTACTTCATCATAATCTGAGTTTAATAATGCTATGTTACCGCTAGCTTTTTGCGCACAATTTTTTATATCTGTTTTTGATTGTCCCGCAACAATTAAAGGACGGTTCAATAAAAGAGAAGCTCTGGATGCATGTAAACTCCCTCCAGAAATCCCGGTTTGGATCAAAACGACCCCCGATGAAACTGCAGCCTGGATAGCATCCCGATCAACGAAATTAGATTTCCCGACGTATGAATTATAAGGGTACTCAGTGATTAACAATCCACCATTATCAACAATTTTTTTTGCAAGCTCTTTATTTTTTGCCGGATAAATCTTCTCAAGACCATGAGCTAATACTGCAATCGTTTTCCCGCCCTTATCTAAACAAGTGGAGTGTGCAATGCTATCAACTCCTAACGCTAACCCACTAACTATAGTCCAGCCTTTACTGACAAACCATTCCGTGACCCTCTTGGCAATTACTACACCATGCTCAGTAGGTTCCCTTGTTCCGATTACTGTCAGGTTATTGTTTTGGAGACAACTTACATCACCACTGCAAAATAATATTGGTGCAGCATAACTTGCATTCTTTAGATTTGAAGGATAGACATCATCAAAAAATGATATTATAAAATGACCTTTATCATGAGCGATATCACTCTGTTTTTTAGCCGACTCCATCGCTTGATGAATATCTGAATTACTGTAACTACCTTTTTTATTTAAAGCCAAGTTTAATATATCTTCGATAGAAAGACTTGAAAAATTTTTAATCGCATGAAGAGATGATATTGTTTTTTCACCAATACCTTTTAAATATTTAATCGCTAAAAGCTTTTGTGTATCAGGAGATACAGTTTTCATTCAGCACCCTTAAGAACAACAAAATTTACAAACATTATAAGCCATCCCAATTAATAAATAAAGCGCCTGTGGTAAAACCAACACGCGCTTTAACTTTTAATCTATACTCATAGTATTTTTGCACTGTGGAGTGTCAAAGAAACCAGTGCAACCTAAAAAATGTTGCCCAGTTTTTTTATTTCGCATAACACGCATTAATTTCCCACAATTACCACAAATATGCATATCTTCGCTAATGCTAACCGTTTTGGCTAATGATATTGACAGCACTCTCTCTGGATTCATTGCATCCAGTAGAGATTGAGCCCCCTTTAAAGTTGCTCCTGTAGTAATTACATCATCAATTATTAGTATCTTTGATGCATTTATTTTATTTTCATACTTAGGATTAAAATGCAGGCTCCCTTGTATTTCAGCCGCCCTTTCATCACGCCCCATTGTTTTTAGACTTTTAGCCTCTTCCGAAAAATAGAATAAGTCTGAAATATATTGAGTATGGCTATTTTTTGAATTTCGACTCATTCGATTAAGAAGATTTTCCAATCGTCTATTTTTACCTTTCTTCGCCGGAATGACTGTAACAATATCAAAAACTGAATCATCCTCAAAAAAGTATGCAGGAGTTTTATCTACAAAATATGAAAGAAGATCGACCCAATACTCAGGAACGACATATTTTGGCTCAAGCTCCTTTCTATAAATTTCTTTGGAAAGAGTATGATTTTCATGAATTTTTGCCGTCAGGGTGTTTTTCTGACTAAAATAACGCCCTAAGCAAAGGAAATTTATTTCGTTTTTCTTTACGGCCCCAATATTTCCATCTCTATCCATTGGGATAAAAAACAACCATTTTTTATCAATATCAAATGAATTAAAGTTAGCACATCTGTCTGCAATTAGATCAATATGGTTGAAATTATCAATCTCCTCACTGAGGCACTTGGTGCTTATCATTGCAGCAGGCATTTGCCCTATAAAATCCTTGGAAGCCCAGGCAGGTGTAATAGGCTTGACTCCTGCTGCATAGGATGCATTAATATCTTTTGCATCATCCCCAATAAATAGAACATTATTTTTATTTGTTAGATTTAAGTTATTCAAGGCTAAGTTTATACCTTGCGGCGATGGCTTAATCCCTCCAGGACCAACATCATTATAAGTAACGATCGTTTTGAAATAACCTTGAATATTATGGTGGTTAAGTATATCTAACGCATACTGTTTGGGAGAATTTGTTACGACCGCCATCAAAACATTCGAATTCTTAAAGGATTCTAAAACTGTTTTTGTTTTAGGGTATAATTTTGTTGTATTCAATTCTTCCTGCGTAAGCCTCCTTTCCTTTGGCCCCTCTCTGTATTCCTTTAAAGAATTAGTATTTACCAGCGTGTTATCCAGATCAAATAATACTGCCTCAATTGAATTATTCATAATCTTCTCTTAACAAATGAATTTGCTGTGATTGAATTAATAGGCTAAGCGTAATATAAATCACACGAAACCCTAAGGGTTAAATATAAAATCGGAGTACCATGCCAGCATATTTTTCCGCATTGACAAATATACTGCATGATTGTAAGTACCTCGGATAGTGTTTTTATCCACATGAGCTAACTGGATTTCAATCCACGCACTGTTGAAACCTTGCTCATGGAGGATAGTCGACATTGTGTGTCTAAACCTGGATTGGCCCCTATATTTCCATACACTTTTTATCACTTAACCCATTACTGGTTCGCCGCCGCAGATATTCCCGTGGCGAACGATACCCCAGTGCACTATGC